GCGAACATTTTTCCCTGGGTATCGGCAGTTTCCGGTATTCGGATCTGATAGCTGTCTTGAGACACAAGTCCTGTCTTTTCTGCTGCCGTTTCCTGCTTCGTATAGAAAGATACACCCCTGATCTGTGTCCCAATCCATTCCTGCTTCTGCGGTGTTTCCACGTAGTTGTAAAGGGTTATATCTGCATTTGTCAGCACTCTTAACACCCCCTATACAGTAGCCCGGTATGGATCAAATACGGATATGCTGCCTTATAGGCTTTCTTTTCGACAGTGATTGGCTTACCATCCGGGCCATCAGTGACATAATTCACGGAATAACCGTCATTATTCTCAGATTTTATTTCATATCCCCCAGTTCCAGCTTTCATTTCGTCGTCTGAATGAAAAACTTCCGCAACAGCACAGGCAGCCAGCCGGACCTCTTCCGGGATCTCCGTATCCTCGATTCTACCGAACGTGATGTACTTTATATAGATACTCGCCCGTAGGATCACAGAGGAAAAGGCAGCTTCCGGTATGGTGCTGCCATGAAAAGTGTCTGTGTAGAATTTATAGTCTGCATACTGTACCATACCGTGTTACCTCCTTTTATGGCGCTGGTGTACTTGCCTTAGGCGCATAAACCGCAAATGGACAGCGTTTCGTTTTGTCCTGTTCCATGGAATTGATTGGGTTTGGAATCTCCCATCCAAGGCGCATGACTGCACGCAAAGCAACCATGTCATTCTGCATCAGGTTATACACAATCTCTTTTGTAGATGGGTCCTGGATTACGCCTTCTGTAAAGATCTTGAATGTAATGTCCTGACGGATAGCATATACTGCCTGCTGCATATCCCCCATGATCATTTTGGCCTTTGACGGATCAAACGCCCCGTTACGTGGGAATTGCATTGGATTTCCATCTAATGCATATGGTGTAGAACCCTGCATATCTGTTTTGAACAGCGGTCTGCCGTTTGTGTCCATAAGTTCTCTTAGTTCAGATCTCATTCCAATGTCAGCGATCGCGGCGCTTGGAAAATATCCGCTCTTCTCAATTTTAGCGATCACGCCGTCTTTTCCCATGATGTCCTTATACATATTTGACGTTTCTGTTACAACTGCTTCTGCATTGGTTGCCGTAGTAAAGATATCGTCTCTCCATGACGCTGGTTTATCCACGCCAAAAAGAACCGCTCCGTCAACTTTCTTACCAAATGCCTCTACAAGCCTTGGTTTTACTTCTCCCCAAATATCGTAATCTGCATCATCTAAGACTGCTTCAGGGATCGGTACAATGACTGCGATCTCCTCGGCATAGATCTTTTTCTTATCCCATGCCATTTTTGTTGTCTGTTTTGTCCCGGTGTCTCCGTTCACAAAGTAAGCAACCGGCAGCATATCAAGTACCGGCTGTACTAAAGTCTTCCTTGACATGTTCGGCAACTTCCTGAAAGTAGAGAGTACCGTAGAACTTTCTGTTACTCCCTGGATAATTTCTCTGCTTGTTTCTTCGGGGATCAGTGCATCTGCCCCACCCCGGTCAATGATATTCGCACTTCCAGCAAAAAACTGGATGTTCATTGGGATTCCATTTTTCTTCAAGATGATTTCCTCCTATCTCTTTATTGAATTTCTAATAATATCGTTGATCTGATCATTTATAGACGGCTGTCCTTCTTTCCCACCGTTCTGACTTCCAAAGGACACTCTCATCTGGCCCCCAGACTGCCCTGCATATTTGGGATTTTCTTTTAAGAACAGATCAAGTGCCTTTGAAAAATCCGTCTTTTCATCTACCAGTTTCCCGGCCTTGAACAGGACATAGTCAAGATCATCCGCATTAATACCTTTTTGTGTTGCGATCTTCTCTCGGTTTGACTGTTCAATCTTCTTATTTGCTTCATCAAGTTGTGTTTGTAGTTTTTTGGGGTCCGGCTGGCTTGCTGCCCTTGCGGTTTTGTAGTCTGCAATCGCTTGTGTAATTTCTTCGCTGCTCATTCCCTGCTGCTGAAAAAAACTCCTTAGCGCCGAATTGGTCGCCCTGGTCTCTCTTGCCTCTACAATCGCATCCAGCTGGTCTTGTGTATAAGATGCTCCGGTTGTCTGCGCTCCGGTTCCGCCTCCGGCGTTCTGATTTCCTTCCTGGCCGCCGTTGCCACCTTCTCCTCCGTCTCCGCCATCTGCAAAGAACTGGATATTCATTGGGATCATATTTTTCATACTCGTTCCTTTCCGTATCTGTTCGTCAACATCCCGTGGGCAGTTTTTGGCCTTAACCACGTTTTGGGCATAAAAATAACACGCCTTAAGCGTGCTTGATTTCCTGTATAAGTTGCTCTATCTGCCGGATATACTTCTGATTGCTTGTAACCCGGATATGGCTTTCCAGTGTTCGCAAGTTGCGGCTCCTTGGAAGTCTGCGACGCTCCACGTTGGATTTTATAACCAAGGATACCCGTTTACTCCGGCAGTGGGTGTGAAGCGCAAAATTGTCCGGATTGTATAGAATCCATTCTCCTGTTTTTCTGTGCGATCTTTTAAGTTTTAATACACCGC